CTGTTCAAATTACAGATAACGTATATCTACAAAACTTCAAAAATTTCTTAGACGGAAAGTTTGATACTGAATACACTATGTATAATGGTGATATATCAACCTTTGAAAATGATATAAAAAATATCTTCTTCGAAGTTATCAATATTAATAACGTAACTAGTACACCATCTTCGGCACCTGGTGCTGATTCTAATGACAAAGAGTATATGGATAAATCATATGCTTGGGGTGTTCTACCTTTTATTACTTACAATAATTTAGATGCGGTAAATGGTTATTCAACCACTTCGGTTGAGAACATTATGCAAGTTGATAACGTGTTATTTAATAATGCGGATTTATCGTCACCTGCAAATGATTCGTGGTATTACTCTATGTTTGAGTATTATGAAACATTTAACGGTAATGAATTTAATGCATACTTAGGTGAATCATTTGGTATGAGATTTTCTTCATTATCAGAAGATAATAACGGTAATTTTACCGCAAATGTTAAAATTTATGGTGGTAACTTAATTGGTAGTTCTAATAGTGATTTTGATAACTTGGTTGTTGCGACTTTAAGATCTAGAGGTATTGCAACTTATGGTGATGACGATGGTGCAACCTACATGGTTAATGGCTTAGAAGACTTAACCATTGTTTGTGACGGACCTTACTCAGGTATTACAGACAATCCTTTCGATACTTTCCAATTGTCAGGTTTAACATCAAATAACGAAACATTTAAGTTTAGAGTTTCATTCGATGGAAGTAAGTCAAACTATATAACAAAAGTATTAGGTAAGAGTAACTTCTCAAAAGACAGAAACGATGTTCCTGTATTTGTTGAGGAAATTTTCCCAACATTAATAAATGAAGGTTACTTAAACGGTAAAATAAGAGGATTGTCTTGTGAGTTATTAGCTTTAAATGGCGCTAGAACTGATAATGATAATACGGGTATCGGATGGTACTTAGAAAAATTCCAAACACCAGAGACTCCATTTGTGGTTTCTGAATTAAGAGGTGATAAGGTATATGATTTATTTAAATTTATAACAATTTCTGATGGTAATAATGCCAATACAGAAGTTAAGATTTCAATTGCAAATATATCTTTCAGTAATCAAACATTTGATGTCGTTGTCAGAGATTTCTTTGATACCGATAATAATGTAGTGGTACTCGAAAAGTTCACAAACTGTAGTATGAATCCAAATGAAAACAGTTTTGTAGCTAAGAAAATAGGTACATCTAATGGTGATTTTGAATTAAAGTCAAGATATATAATGTTAGAAATGGGTGAGGAAGCACCTGTAGACGCATTACCTTGTGGATTCAGAGGATATAGAAATAGAAGATACGGTAATTTCTCTTCACCAAGATTATTGTATAAGTTAAAGTATGATAACCCTGGTGATGTTATTTATAACCCACCTTTCGGTACAGGTACTGGTGATAATGAAACAAGAAGTGCTGGTGATAAAGTTAGAAGAACTTATTTAGGTGTTTCTGATAAGGTTGGTATAGATATTGACTTTTTACAGTATAAAGGTAAACAAAACCCTGTAAATTTAGAAACTGCAACAGAATCACAGCCGTGGGCAATATTAACACCCGGTTTCCATATGGATTCAGGAGCGTCTGTATTGAAAATAACTGCGGATTATGATAATATCGACGATCAAGAGTTTGAAGTTGGTGTTGCTGAGTTTAGAAGTGAACCTAACGACGAAGATAATCCATATTACAGATTACAGGCAAGGAAGTTTACTTTAGTACCTTACGGTGGTTTTGATGGATGGGATATCTATAGAGAACACAGAACAAATAGTGATAGATATGTTTTAGGTAGATCAGGTTATAACAAGGGAGCGGCTTACTCAATATCACAACCAAACGCATCGGGATGGGGAGCGTTCAAACAAATCGTTGGTCCAGACAAACAAAGATGGGGAAACACTGACTATTACGCGTACTTATGGGGACAATACACGTTCCATAATCCTGAAGCGGTAAACATCAATGTATTTACAACTCCAGGTATTGACTATGTAAATAATTCAAACTTAGTTGAGGAGGCAATTGATATGGTAGAAAGAGATAGAGCGGATTCAGTTTACATCTGTACAACACCTGATTATAATATGTTTGTACCTACAACTACTAGTTTTGATTTAGACTTTATATATCCTGAAGAGGCTGTAGACAATTTAGATGATACAGGAATCGATTCAAACTACACTGCAACTTATTACCCTTGGGTATTAACTAGAGACGGTGTAAATAATACTCAGATTTATTTACCTCCAACCGCAGAAGTTGTTAGAAACTTAGCGTTAACTGATAATATCGCATTCCCATGGTTCGCTTCGGCGGGTTATACAAGAGGACTTGTTAATGGTATTAAAGCGCGTAAGAAGTTAACTCAGGAAGATAGAGACACCCTTTATAAGGGTAGATTAAACCCAATCGCTACATTCTCAGATGTGGGTACAGTGATTTGGGGTAATAAAACTTTACAAATTAGAGAGTCTGCATTAGATAGATTAAATGTTAGAAGATTATTATTACAAGCACGTAAATTAATATCTGCAGTTGCGGTTAGATTATTATTTGAACAAAACGATGATATTGTAAGACAACAATTCTTAGATTCAGTAAACCCAATATTGGATTCTATTAGAAGAGATAGAGGTTTAATCGACTTTAGAGTTGTTGTTCAAAACACTCCTGAGGATTTAGATGCTAATCAATTGGTTGGTAAGATATATTTGAAGCCGACAAGATCTTTAGAGTTTATCGATATAGAGTTCTTAATCACTCCGACAGGTGCGTCTTTCGAAGACATTTAATAAATAAAATTAATAGAAATGAAGTTTAAAAAACAATTATTAGAGGAGTCCTTAAATAAGGATGTGACGAAAAAAAAGACTTTTTCTTCAAAACCACAAAGCATTGTAATTACAGAATCTCAGTTAGAAAGATTAATCGAGAGATTAGATAAAGAGTAATTAATATGAGTCTTAAGAGGCGTATAAAAGAACATTTAATAAAAAAGTTAAATGAGGGTATTGATGAATCAGGTAAACCTGATTTAAAATACTACGCCTTTGACTGGGATGATAATATAGTTACTATGCCAACTGAGATTATGTTAAAGTCTGAAGACGGAACAGAAATAGGGATGTCTACTGAAGATTTTGCGGACTATAGACATAAAATAGGTATTGAAGATTTTGAATATAAAAATTCAACTATCATAGGTTTTTCTGAAGATCCTTATAGGAATTTTTCAGTTAGTGGTGACAAACGTTTTATTATCGACTCTTTAATCGCGATGCCAGGCCCATCATGGAATGATTTCGTGGAGTGTATAAACGGAGGGTCTATATTTGCAATAATAACCGCTAGAGGTCACTCACCGAATGTACTTAGAGAGTCTGTTTACAATTTTATATTAAAAAATCATAACGGTATTGAGTCACAAAAACTTATAGAGAATCTAAAAAAATACAGAAATCTTTCTGGTGAAAAACTAGGTAATGATATAGATTTAATTAATGATTATTTAGATATGTGTAAGTATCACCCTGTTACTTACGGTGAGGGTAGTGCATCTAATCCTGAGCAAGGTAAAATAAAAGCGTTTAGAGAGTTTATAAAATATATAAAAACATTAAGTAATGACTTGGGTAAAAAGGCATTTTTAAAGAATGACATTAAAAATAATTTTGTACCTAGACTAGGGTTTTCTGATGATGATCCAGGTAATATTGAATCTATGAAAGGATTTATAGATAAAGAAAAACAAAAAGATGTAGATATTAGTATGTATTTAACTAAAGGAGGTGAAAAAAGTAGTGCTTAAGAGTTATTAATAAGAGAGATAAAAAAATAAAAATAAAAGTAAATAGAAAAATCTTATATCTACATATTTATAAGTAATAAACAAAAGAATTAAATAATTGAAAAATGGCTGATTTATTAATGAAAATGCCCGTACCGTATGAACCAAAAAGAAAAAATCGGTTCGTCCTAACATTCCCTTCATCATTAGGAATTAATTCGTGGTACGTTGAGTCAACTTCAAGACCAAATATACAAATTAACGCGACTGAGATTCCGTTTTTAAACACATCTACTTATGTAGCGGGTAGATTTACTTGGAATACTATTAACGTTACGTTTAGAGATCCTATTGGACCTTCTGCATCACAAGCGTTAATGGAGTGGGTTAGACTTACTTCAGAGTCTGTGACAGGTCGTATGGGATATGCTGCGGGTTATAAAAAAGATATCGATTTAGAAATGTTAGACCCGACAGGTGTTGCTGTTGAAAAGTGGATACTACAGGGTACGTTCTTAACTGACGTTAACTTTGATAGTTTAGGTTATAGTGACGATGCTCTTGCAACAATTTCGGCAACACTAAGACCTGATAGATGTATTTTGGTTTACTAATACTATTTAAAAAAAATAATTTAGTGATATAATTAACCATAGGGTTTAGTCCCTATGGTTTTTTTATACCCTAAAAAATGGAACAAGCAAGACAATACGGACAACAAGATTTTAACTTACCTCATGATGTGGTTATGTTACCATCTAAAGGTAAATTTTACAAGAACGGTAAAAAATCTTTAAAAGTTGGTTATCTAACAGCGCAAGATGAAAATATCTTAATATCTGCAACTAAATATGATAATATTGTTCAAACACTTTTAAAAAATAAAATTTACGAACCAGATTTTAACGTAAATGATTTATTAGAAGGTGATGTTGAAGCGATATTAATATTTTTAAGAAACACTGCTTTTGGTGCGGAATATAACTTTATATTAAGAGATCCAAAAACTAAAAAAGAGTTTAATAAGTCCGTAATGTTGGATGAGTTAGATATTATAGAATCACAGTATGAACCAAATGAAAGAGGACACTTTGATTTGACACTACCAAAAACGGGAAAAAAAGTTGAGTGTAAAATACTAAGTCTTAGTGAAATATCAGAATTAAATAAGTTAGCCGATCAATATCCCGAAGGTGTTGTTGCACCTATAGTAACGAAAAGACTAGAATCTATAATAGTGTCCTTGGAAGGTAACA